ATGTGGCTTGCAGCCATTGGATGCTGTCGCTGCACCATTCGTCAAGTCTTCCGTTTTCCTGTATGTCCATCATGTCCTCATGTGTTCCCGACAGAACCACTCGGACTACACGGACTTGGTCATGTGTAATCTTCCGCTTGATGCCTGCCGTGTTCAGCCTGTGGGCAATCGCTTCATCCCTGCCATGAACGCCATCGGGGTATTCTATAAGTACCCTGTTCAGATGCGTTCTTGTCGGGTCTGCGTTTTTAGGTATGATTCTTCTCTCTATATGGTCGGATTGTACGGTGTCCGATGAACCTTTTGCTTTCTTTATGTCCAATGAAAAATATCCCATGTAGTTTGATTTTTACGGTTATTGTTATGAGTGTATTCTCTGCCTGTGGCATTGGCTCTCAGGGTTTCCAAAGGGATTTCCCTTTGGCTCGATAGGGAGTTTTTAGCGTTATGATAGTAATGCGTTAAGAAAACGCCCTATTGAGCTATGGTATTTTTGCTAAATACCTTTGGGAAAGCGAGCGTGCCGATTATAGACCCAATCCCTTTTTCTTCTTTGGCTGCGGTTGTGGCATCCGCCTTGCGGATTGGACTTGCGATTTTTTCTCTGCCTGTTTTGTTTGGTTTTTGTGGCATAAGTAGTCGTTCAAATCCTTGTGCCCTGCGTAGTGATGCGACATATCTTGCAGCCTGTTTCCGAACATCTTTTTCAGATTCTCATACGCTCTTTGCCCTGCTTGGTCGTTGTCGAGAAAACTACCTATTCGGGTGTATGTGCGTAGCAGTTGTTCAACTTTTGAGAGGTTAGTAACGGAGTTTAGCACCATATAATCCTGCTCATTGGTGCGTGGCTCTGCGGGATTATTGTTTTCTCGAATTGTAAGAAACGAGAGGTAATCCATAAAGCCCTCGAAGAGATAGCACACATCTCGCTGCTCTCCTTGCTGTCGGATATGGGTAATATCCTTTGGAGCAAGACAACCTTTGAAGTAGCGGTTGCGAAGTTCATAGCCACCAGAGATATTCGGGAAGCCGATAGCGAAATATGGTTTGCCGTTATGCTCAAATCGCAACTCCTTACACTCTCTTTTGGCGAGTTCGATATTTATACCTCGTCCTCGCAGGTAGTCAATAAGGGCAAGAGAAGATAACTCGCCAACCTGTACGCCTTGAAAGCTGCTGTTATGAGTTTTCTGCTCGCCAAAAGAGAATGATGCCGGGCGAATGTAGGGCGTTCGCTCTGCTATGCGTTCCAATAGATAAGCTACATTCTCGTTATGGTAGAGTTCTGCTGCCAATGCGATGATGTTACCACCCTTGCCGATACCGAAGTCGTACCATTGGTTGAGTTCGGTGTTTACCTTGAACGAAGCATCGGTTTCGTTCCTCAGCGGTGATTTATACCATAGGCTCTTGCCTTGTTGCTTAATGGGTGTATATCCCAAACTTTGCAGATAGTCTGCCAACTTGATTTGTTTTGCGTCTTGAATTGTCATATTACATACGGTTTTAAGGTTGATGAAAATTTGTTGATTTGATGAATTGTTGATGTAATATGTTTATATACAGACTTGTAACAACTCAACATGTTCTCAACAAACGGCTCACCAAAAGAGAAATCTACAATTTGGTGTGTGCTGTATCTCAACTTCTCTTTTGGCTTGTTGAGATTTTGTTGAGAGTGTATATTGTTTATTGTCAGTGTGTTTATACTCATATTCAACAATTCAACAGAAAATGGTAGTGTTATAGGGATTCGAGCTGTGCCCTTGTGATGGTGTAGTAGCGTCCCACTCTCCTTATCGGCTCATAGTGGCAACTTTGGTTGTAGTTGCCTTGATAGGTGGTGTAGGTAAGCCCGTTGGATGCAGGTGTTAGTTTCCAACACTCCTGCACCACCTTACGCACTTGGTGTTTCTCAACCTTCACCTGTGAGTGCATCAACAGCACAATAAGGTCGTTAAGGCAGAATGAAACGCTATCCACATTCATAGTTGTCATAATGTCGAGCAGCAGCTCCGACATTTCAATCTCCAATCGGTTACGGTTGCTGCGGATAATCCTCTGCAATGCTTCTGTATGCAACAACGAGGGGTTGAACCACATTCGGCTCTCCCTATCGGTGGATAACTTTCGATTGGTGAGGAAATGGAGAAAGGCGGGTATCTCCGCTTTCAAGCGTTGCAGGAAGTTGGTGTCATCGGACTGCAAGCGGTTTATCTTGCGTACCCAATAGCGTGTTTCCCCAGCATCGATGATTACGGGCAGATACTCGTTGTTTGAGCATAGCACAAATTTGGCGAAAAATGCAATTTCATCACGGTCTTTGCCTTTGGCTTCCACCTTGTAGGATAGTGTGGTACTCAGATTCTTCAATCGTTCACTATCCTCCCTGCGGTTGAGCAGCACCTCATCAACCACAATAAGGAGTTTGCCTGCCCAATCGGAATTGAATTGACTGCGGAAATCCTCGTTGGTGTTGAATGTTACATTGTTCTGAAAGAGGGCTTTCAGAAAATTAAGGAATGTGCTCTTGCCTGTGTTTCGTTCCTCTGATACCAATAACAGGATTGGCAACTTCTGAACGGGTTGCAGGTAGAGCAGTTGCAGATAGTCCATACCCAACTCGTATTGCTCACCGAAGATATGCTCCACCAATGAGCGTATAGAGGGAAAATCACCCTCTTGCGGTTGATGGTCTATCGGCTCATAGAGGTTAAGGAACTTGCCGATTACAGGGCGATAGCCGATGTGTTCGGGTACGGTACAGAATCCGTCATATTTGGGAACACTGCCGATGTAGTCCTTGCCATAGTCTTGGCGGAGTGTTTCATTGTTCCAGGGGATACGCTTCTTTACATATCCACCGTTCAGTCTCGGTTGCTCCACAATCTTGTAGAGCGTTGTTCCCACTCGGATAAATTCTTCTTTTGCCATACCACCATCTGATGGCGGCTTGATGTTACTTTGGTAGCTTCCATTTTCAAATGCTTTTAAGTTCAAAAAATGTCAGCTACAAAAATATAAGTGATTGACGGATAAGTTACTACGCAAATCATGGCAGAATAGTGAATAAAGTACTATAGGGATTGGAATTTGAGGGGTGCATAAACAAAGCAAGTCCGAAAACAGGTCAAAAACCTATCTTCGGACTTACCTTGACTGACTAATCAGCCGATATGCAGACTTACCGATTTATCGGCTTGTCAGTATGCCATCACGACATACCCATTGGAGAGTTTGCAAGCGAAAAGAGATAACATATTTTCTCTTTTCGTCCGCATATTCTCTTTAACAACTCACTACGTATCTTCTCCGCACCGTATGAGTTGATACGGAAAGCAAGGGCTGCAATCATATCCATATTGTAGAGGGTAGCCCAATAGGTATATGGTATTACTTCGCAATGTTGCGTATGTTCCGCTATTACTCCGCTTTTGTGTATGGCTCGGATCGCAACCTTTAGTGTGGGTGCTGCCACATCGAACAGCCCCACAAGTTCCGCAAAAGACATCCATACATTGCCATCGGGTATGCTCACATTACCCGATTCGCTGATTGTTATAATTGCTCGTTCCATACCTTATGCCATTGTGGTGTTACCGAATGATTGATTAAGTTGGTTGCCGAACATCGTTAAATCCTTGTCGATTTTCTCGGTGGTAATCTTCGCATATAGTTGTGTTGTAACGATGTTCGTATGTCCTAAAACTCTACTTACACTCTCGATTGGCATACCTTTACTGAGGGCAAGGGTCGCAAATCCATGTCTTGAGCAATGGAATGAAATGTCCTTGTCGATTCCACACTCTTTTATCATCTTTTTCAATGGTTTACAGATACTCCAATAGTTCAAATTGGGGAATACGAGTTTGTTCTCTTGGAATGGCTCGTATCGCTTGATAATCTGCAACGGAATATCCAACAACTTAACTTGGAACGGTATTTTGGTTTTGTGTCGCTTGGATAATATCCATTTCTCACCGTTTATTTCTACAATATCATCGGTGGTAAGTTCCTTAATATCCACGAATGACAAGGCTGTAAAACTTGCAAACACAAACAGGTCTCGGATATATGCCAACTTGCTATCCGTAAATTCGTGTGTCATCACCGCTTTTAATTCATCTTCGGTCAGAAACTCCCTCTCCTTAACATTGGGGCTTATGTGAAATTGAGCAAATGGGTTTCTCGGCATCAATCCGTTGTAATGGGCACGCATAACAACACCCTTGAGCCACATACAATTTGCCCAGATACTGCCATTCTGCAAACCTCTGTCTGTTGCGAGGAATACCGCAAACTCCTTGATAAAGTCGGGAGTCAGCTCAATCATAGACATATCGTTACGCTTGTAATTCGCCTTGATGAATGCTGCAACATGGTTTCTTGCCCGTACTCTTGACATATAAGTTGCTATCACTCGGTCTGTACCTACACGTTTCTTGAATGTGGCATTATCCTTATCAAATGCGCCGAGCAGTGTTTCATATTCTGTTCCGATGCCTTGATAGGCATTGCGTACCATTTCGGCAGTTACATAGGCTTCTCTATCCGACAGGCGTTGATAGTGTTTGATGATTTGAGCCTTGATATTATCCAAAGCAAGATTGATTTCTCTTGCTTCCTTGCTCTTACCTTTGGCTCTGTTGCCTTTTACATCCCAAAGCTCTTTTGCAATGGTACGCTTACAACTGAATTGGGCTACTGAGCCGTTGATTGTCACTCGTCCCATGATGGGAACAATACCGTTTTTCTCCTTGCTTGCGTTCACGTAGAACAGCACCTTAAATGTACTTCGCATAATCCAATCTTTTTGGTTACAAAATTAGTTATCAGCGAGTTATACATTGATACGCAATATGATGCAGAACTATGAAACGTGACGACACAAAGAAAAATATTACTCGTTTTCGGGTAACGATTAGGCAACCGTTCTATTTCATTACCTTGCGTTTCTTTGCTAAATTGCCATTTCCCGTATTTCCGAGATTTTCAGCGTAATGCGTTTATTATCAGTGCAGGATGCACTATTATTCCGATTTCGGTTGATTATTCCAGCGTTTTATCGTAATTTTGCATTATTCGTGAAGATGGTAGTTGTTATGAGCATCCTCATTGGTTTGAATTGGCAAAGGATAAATGGGCGCAGGTTTATAAAACTACGGGAACTCCATGTAGTTGTTGGATGTGTAGAGGGGAGGAGTACGACCGCAAAGGATATAAGCAAGAGACTTTGCGTATTATCAAAG